CGGGCGGGACAAAATAAGTGGAAAAATGACCCTAAATGGCGAGAGGAGATGATAAAAAATCATAGGTTAGGGAAAAATAATCCTTTTTATGGAAGACATCATACGGAAGAAACTAAGAAAAAGATATCCGCCATTAAAAGACCTTCAGGAAAAGATCATTATTTTTATGGAAAGAAGCATACTAAAGAACATAAAAAACTAATGTCTGAAGCTAGGAAGGGCCTTACGGCAGGAATAAAGAATCCTAGATGGAAAGGGTACATACATACCCCTTTTGGAACTTATAATACTTCCTATGAAGCAGAGAAGGCTTTGGGAATTAATTCCCGAAATATAAGATATAGGTGCGATAATGATACAATAGAGTGGAAAGATTGGCATTATTCCAAGGAGTTATGATGCAAGAAAAATACTTCAAATCGTTCATTCCCTTAGAACTGGAGAAGGCCCAAAAAGATGGTGAGTGGCGTATTCGTGGATTGGCCAGTACTGCTAAGCGGGATCGACAAGGAGAAGTAGTTTTACAAGAAGGTTTAGATTTAACCCCCATCAATCAAAAACGAGGAATTTTCAATTTTGATCATCAACCCGGCGTAGAAAATATAGTAGGTTTGATTGATTCTGCCAAAAAGACAGAGCAGGGATTAATTGTAGAAGGTAGACTTTTTAAAAACCACGATAAAGCCAAGGCTATTTATCAAATTATGTCTTCTTTAGATAAAGAAGATAGATCTCGTATGGGAATGAGTGTTGAAGGAATTATAAAAGAAAGAGCCGGAGATAATCAGAAGATAATTAAGCAGGCGGTTATATCCAAGGTTGCCATTACAATGGCCCCGGTCAATGAAGATACTTTTGTAGATTTAGTCAAGTCTCTTGGGGTCAATTCTGTGGATTTTAATGATTTGGCCGAACTGTCTATTTCAGATGATCTGAATAAATCTTTATCTGTCACGGGGGCCTATGCTACGTCTACTCCTGCCCAATTAAGCGGCGGAGATGCCCTAGCTCAAGAAGGATTTGGTTCTAAAAAGAAGAAAAAGTTTAAGAAAATGACCTCAGTTATGGCTAAATCCCTTATTGGCGAGGTACTTAATAAAATTCAAGTTTTGTATCCAGAGTATTCTAGAGTAGAACTTTGGGAGATTTTTAAGGATCGTTTAAACCAGAAATTCCCGGATTTAAACTAGGTTAATTAAAACAAATCCTTTAAAGATGTTATGATATTAAACAGGAATTAACTGCTTTTTTCGCAAAGGAGAACGTTACTATGTTGGCCAAAGGTCGTCGTCAAGGAAAGAATCTTAGAAAGACCAATACGATTAAACCCAAGTCTGCCGAACAAGGCATGCTACTTAAGCAAGATGCCCTTATTGATGCATTGAATGCAATCAAAGCGGCAACTGCGGCTGCAACGGATTTAATAACCTTGCAAGCTGGAATTGCGGCAGTTTCGGTACCAAGTAAACTTAATCTGCGGGATTAATTAAAAGTTTGTAAACTAATTTTTTGGAGGCATTATCATGTCTGACAAAGTTGCACATCAAGATGAGAAGCTCACAAAATCCATCGACGAAATAATTGATGAATTTTTTGCTGAAGAGGTTATAGCCTCCGAAGAAGTTAAAAAGTCTGACAAGGCTGAGGAAAAGAAGGAAGTGGGTGCGGAACCCCTTGCTAAGGCTACTGATGCGATTCATGAAATCATCGGGGAGCCTAAGCAAGCTAAAGAAGAGAAAGACCCCAATAAGACCCCGGCTACTACGGCTGATGACGCGGGTAATAATCCTCCAAAGGGGGACGAAGATGAAAAATCAGGGAAGAAACGAGGCCGTCCTAATGATCTCTCTCAAATGAGCATGCGAGACATGGCCACGGGAGAGTCAAAAGGTTCTTTTGATCAATCTATTGCAGAAGCTTCGGCTAGTCCCAATAAAGTCGAAGATTCTCAAGTCAAACAACCCGAAAATCTTAAATCTAAAGGTAGCGATAAGTCGGCTAATGATAGTGGAAAAGAAGAACAAGGTGCTGCTAGCCAAACTTCTTCTGATAGCCCCTCATTGGCGGAGTTTAGTCAAGTTAAGCTTCCTGAGCATTTGAGAAAGACTGAAACGGTCACTATCTCTAAAGAAGAATATGAGACTTTGAAGAAAGCTCAAGAAGACTCTTTGAAGAAGGCCGAAGTTGAAAAGACTGAGATTTTAGTTAAAGCAGAGGTTGAAAAAGCCACGGTTACCCTTCGTAAAGAAAACGAAGATCTCAAGAAAAAGATGGATGAAACTAGTACTCTTATTAAAGCGGTACTTAAAAAGCCTGCTCCCCGTAAATCAGTATCCTCGGTGGGTGCATTAGAAAAGAGTGCTGGAGAAGGCATCCAAGAAGATAGAGAATTTAGTAAGTCGGAGAAACTTGATGCTGCAGAAGCCCTTGTAAAATCACAAGAGTTTACGGCGGAAGATGTTATTGAGTTAGAAACGACCGGCACTTTCCTAGATTCACATAAAAAAGTGCTATTGGAACGTAAGCTCCGAAACTAAAGTGTGTTAGTATAGGTTTATCTTACAGAAGGCTCTAACCTTATAAAGAGCCTGTTAGCCAATTACTTCAGGCAAAAATTTATTATTATTTTATTTTTCAGGAGATTATCAAATGGAACTTAGTCAATTACCTGCCGATCTTACTGGCTTTGGTAGTGCTAATGCTGCTGAAATTGAACAACTTCAAAAAGCTCTATCCGTTGGCTCTGAATATGCGACAACGACCCCAGGGAACCTAACCCAAGGTGCCGCGCTCGCAGTTGAGGACCTGGATCGTACTTTGAAGCTGGTCACGCACAGCATGGAACATATCAAGCTTTGGAAAGACATTGGCAAAGAAAAAGTGGTTCAGACTGTCCACGAATTTAACGTTCAAAACAGCTATGGTCAAGAAGTCCCCGTATTCTTCCAAATGGGCGGCACGCCGTCACAAACGGATGCTAAATACGCTAGGGATGTGGCTATTGTCAAATATCTTGGAACTCAAGGTCAAGTTCAACATAACTTAACTTTGATCCAAGCAGCTCACGGTCCTGTCATTGCTCGTGAAGTCAAGAACAAGACGATTGAACTCTTGGCTCGTAACGAGCGTGCAATGTTCCAAGCGGATTCGTCCATTAATGCCCTCGAATATGATGGCGTTGAGGCTCAAATTCGTGCCAAGGAACAAAATGCTAAATACAAGTCAACCGCTTTCGCGGGCTTCGATGCTCTCGGTGTGGATGATTCAGTAATTATTGACATGCGCTCGCGTGGCGATATTTTGGATGAAGATTCCTGCGAAGAGGCTTGCCTCCGAGCTGTGAATAACTTCGGTATGCCGATGGATATGTACCTAGCAACCGATGTTCATTCAGATTTTAGTCGTGCATTTTATGCTAAACAAGTAACTCGTCCTGGAGATAGGACGGCTGCTGGTTATTTGGTTCCTGAGTTTGTCGGAACTTTAAATTTCCGATTCAAGGGCAACCTCTTTAATCGCGCTCGTCGTATTCCTCTTGCGGCGGGAGTTTCGGCGCAAGCAGCTCCTACGGCTGGTGCGATTCTGTCTCCGGCTGATCCAGCTTCTAAGTTTGCGGCAGCAGATGCCGGTACTTATGGTTGGAAAGTTGCAGCGGTCTATGCAGATGGAGAAACTCTTCCTTCGGCAGAAGCTACTGTTGCGGTTTCAGCGGGCGATAAGGTGACCTTAGTTCTCACATATCTGGGTTCCCCTGTGTATTTTAATGTGTTCCGATCACAAAAAGATGCAACGGGCTCAGCTTGGGAATTTATTGGTCGTATTGCTCCTGCGGGCAGTGCAGTTGCTCATAACATTGACTTCAATGTTAAAGCTCCTGGCCGTTCGTCAGCATTCTTTCTCATGCATGATCCAGATGCGCTTGTGTTCAAGCAATTGGGTAGCATGATTAAGTATGATTTGGCTGTTACCGATACCTCGTATAGGTGGTTGCAGCTTTTGTATGGAATGATAGTCATACCCGCACCTCGTAAACATATTATCTTGGAAAATATCGCCCTTTCTAGGGACTTATCTGCCTAATAATGTGTTTTAAAGCACAAAAAGCTTGAGAGAAGGGCCTCTTGACGAGGCCCTTCTTTTTGTGCTATTCTGTAACAGATATGACAAAAAGATGTGAAATTATAGGATGTGAGAGAGAAACTAGAAGCATAGAGTCTACTCTTTGCAATATGCATTATATGCGAAAATGGCGGCATGGGAATGTAAACACGGTCTTACAGAGATCTGACTGTTCTATAGAAGGATGTTCTCAAAAACATCATTCTCATGGTTATTGTCGAAATCATTCTGAGATGTTTCAAAGGACTGGAGATCCTATTAAACCCGTCATTAAGTGTAAAAGAGAGGGTTGTAATGCTCTTTTAAGACGAGATAATAAAATTGGGTATTGCATAAAGCATAAAACCCAAGAACTTTATAAAACTAATCTTCCTTATAAGTTAGCCCAAACCCTTAGAAATAGACTTAGAAAGGCTATAGGAAGAAATCAAAAGTCAGGGTCTGCAGTCAAGGATTTGGGTTGTTCTATTGAAGATCTAAAAATCTACTTAGAATCTAGATTTCAAACAGGAATGACCTGGGATAATCACGGGGATCTTCCAGGATGCTGGCATATAGATCATATTGTTCCCTTAGCCAAGGTTAATCTAGAAGATCCAATT